AGCGGGGCGCGTAGCGCTTCGCTTGCATTGCCGGGATTAGAAAAAATATTCGGAAATTTTAGACATAAAGTAAAAAATAAAAAATTTAATAATTTTTTCAATCCCATAATAACAAAGATAGGCGAACAGGCTATAAGGACAGAGCCAACTTAGATTGCATCACAGCAAACCATAGGTTGTTTCTCAAGTAACATATATGGAAATAGTAGGTCATACACCTAGTCCAATGTCTACTTCAGCCACAAGTAGTTTGAATACTTCGGAAGTCTTAGAACCAACACCGAAAATTTATTTGAATGTTGAGGATAAGCTTCCTGCACCCGATAGGATGCCCCCATTGGTTTCACCGGATATCAAGCAGACACCGGAAAGATTATCTAAACTTGGAGTAACCCAAGAAGATATGGATAACTCACACGATGTTTCAATATACGGAGTAGCAGGCCATAGGAGATTCTATTTAGATGGATATAAAATGTGTCCATCACTCACGTGCAAGAAATGCTACGGATGCAAGCATCTATCGGAAGGCGGAAAGATAGAAATGCGAATGTTCATGCGCGATATGGAAGAAGACTTCTGGAATGACGAAGATACCGATCCAGAGGACGATGAAGAAGTGGATCCCACGTACCAACCAGAAAGGAAGAGGAGAAAAATAGATCATGTACCTGATGAATATCAAGAATAATAAAATCTTGGAATTTGATTAGCCAAACCTGAGCCAAAGATCGATCGTTAGGGTGCTCGAGCGAAGCGAAGAGCCTCCAAGCACGCGCAGCGTGTTAGGGTGGGCAAATTGAGCATCGCAGATACGATCTGGTTAATCCCGGAGTTTAGAAGGTTAGCGGTTATACTAGGAAAAGTTTCATCTTTTTCCAGGGGTAAGGTATAAAATACCAGGGTTTCGTATTATTTTAATTCGTAACCCAACAAGACAAACAACAATATGTCGAAAAGAAAAAGAGAAGACGATGAATATTCCAGCAAAAGGCCAAGACAATATTCTAGGCTTGTACCATTATCGGGTAGATCAGCTCCAGGGACAGCATTAGTGCCACTCACAAGAGTAGGATATGATTCCGTACCACGAACAAGAGGAGCACCGGTTCAAGGTGAAATGAAATACTTCGATTGTGATAGAACAGCACAAGCAATTACGATAGTAACTACAACCTGGCCCGCAGGGACAGTCAAGGATCCAGAAACTACAATCAATTTAGGATCAGCAGCAGTAGCAGCACCACTATGTTTATTTGCACCAACGGTAGGATCAGCTCTCAATCAACGAGTAGGAAGACAAGTTCGTGTTTTCAAGATCAAAGTGAAAGGAACAATCATTGTACCAGTACAAACTGGACAAACAGCAGCGGATGCGGCAACGCAATGTCGCATAGTATTATGTCAGGACATGCAAACCAATGCATCACAAATGACTGGTGATCAACTATTTCAAAATGCAACCGGCGCAAGCACGACAATCAGTACATTTCAAAATCCGAACAACTTTGGACGATTTAGAGTGTTGAAAGATAAAATGTGCATTCTCCAGAATCCAAATACGCAACAACCAGGAGTAACCGTATACGATCAAGCGGGTTTGAAAAGAAGCTTTAAGATGAACATCAATTTCAAAAAACCAATCATAGTGCATTTCAACGCCACCAACGGAGGTACGGTAGCTGATATCGTAGATCACAGCTTCCACATTCTCGCAGGATGCGACGATACAGGTTTGGTGCCACAACTCGCATATTATTCGAGAGTGGCATATAAGGAGTAAGTCGAACGATAGAAGTGCCCATAGCACTTCACGTTACTTACATGATATTTTCAATTGTGAATAAACAACCATAAAAAGTACCAATAGCATCGCAGATTAAGGACCCCCTAGGCTTGCGAATAGCAAGCCGTAGGAGGCAGATACATAAAAAATAAATATTTCGGAGTTAATAAATTTGACCGTTAAAAATTTCGCGCCAAAACCCATAATAAAAACGAGGGCTGAGGGAGGTAAAAGGCCGAAGGCCGCAGTATTACCCTCCCTCACCTCGAGACACACAACATTGAGACAGAAGAAATTTCATGACAGACACGTTGAAAAGCAGAAGATGGTGCTTCACTATAAACGATGGATTGGAAATCGACGAACTGTTAGAGGTCGGAGAAAAGACGGCACTGCCAAAATCATTATCATTTATCCGATATATCATATATTCATTAGAATTATCGGCCAGCGGACATACACATTTACAAGGCTTTCTTATTCTAGAACAACAGCAAAGAAGGAGTTACTTGAAGAATAACTTTCTTCACGGAGGCCATTACGAAGTGACAAGAGGAACGAGTAAACAAGCGGCAGCTTACTGTGAGAAAAGCGATACCCACGTAAACGGACCATGGGAGTTTGGAAAAATGACAGACCAAGGCACTCGTACGGATCTCATAAAAATAAAAGAAGCTATTGATGCCGGAAAGCAAGACAAAGAGATAATAGACGAAGACCCAAGATGCTTTGGACCAATGATTAGATACCACAAAGGTTTCCAATGGTATAGGAATTTAACAGTGGTGCATAGAACAGAGAATGCAAATATAGTAGTATGGGGACCAGGAGGCACAGGCAAATCAACATGGGCTGAGGAGAACTTTCCAGATGCGTACTGGAAACCGCCCGGAACAAGATGGTTCGATGGTTATAAAGGCGAAAAAGTAGTTATATATGATGATTTTAAGGATAACTGGTTTGATGAAACCCTCTTCAAAAGGTTATGCCAAAAGCAACCGTGCCAGGTAGAACTTAAAGGAGATTCAACAGAATATGTAGCTACTATAAACGTATTCACAAGCAATACAGATCCACACAATTGGTACAAGTCAGATCCAGCAGTAAGAAGGAGACTAGAGGATCCATGCGGAGTAATATATCTCTATCAAAAAAATCCGGTAACACAAGTCAGAGAATTCGTGGAGTGGTAACCCACTAAATCTTCACAAGCGGGGCGCGTAGCGCTTCGCTTGCATTGCCGGGATTAGAAAAAATATTCGGAAATTTTAGACATAAAGTAAAAAATAAAAAATTTAATAATTTTTTCAATCCCATAATAACAAAGATAG